AAGGTCGGCTTCTGCCCCGGTATCTTTGAACGCCTGGGCTAACCTTTCGGCATTTTCAGGCCTACCCCTACTGGGTACAACCACGCACATCTTCATGGCAATAGGGTAAGGGATAGGGCTGACTTATTACTTAGATATAAGAATTTGATATAGCGTGTCTAACTTCTCTTCTATGCGTGCAACCCGGCCTTCTAGGTTATGGCCACCATTACCATCAGGTTTTAACTCACTTAAATAATGCTTTACCAGCCAACGCACTGAAGCAATAAATGATCCAATAATTGTGACAATAGATACAACTAATGCCATGTAATCGTTAGCGGTCATTTGCTATTTACGCCAAATTTTTGATCTTGCGGATCAAGGTAACGCAATAAAGGTGCTACTACTGCACCGGCTAAAATTGCTAATTCAGGGCGGACATCAGCGACTAATGCCAATGCTGTTGTAACGGTTGCAACTGCAACGCTTCTTAGGTATGACTTAAAAATCTCTTTTTGCTTCTTGTTAATTGTCATTCTAATCCTAACTCTTTAATTTTCCCTTTAACTTGATTTTGATTTAACGCAATCTCAAAGTGCATAGAATCTATACGCTTTTTGTAATTACCGCCCCAGGCCAAACCGTATTTAGTTATTAACAGGATAATCATATTCCTTTGTTCCCTATTAAATGTATTTGACTTGCCCAAAGGATGTTTAATTGCATTTAGATCAATGGCAGTACCGGATGAATGATTACTTAATACCTTGTCTGATCCCCTGGTCATGCGAAAGGCATAACCCCAATCATCTAATTGGCCTTGATCAATCGGTTCTACTAACTCATGGAATTCTTTAGCAAAATTAACAATTAAAGGTGCAACCGCTTTGGCACATGCAAATTTGATTATTGTACCCGGTACTGTAAAAGATTCAATGCCTAATGCCTTACGATCCTCACTAGCCGGCCATCCATTAGGGCTAGTGAGTTCTCTGATCGTTGCCATTATTTACATGCTTATGAAAGCAATAATTGGGCTTCTTCGGCTGTTATTCCTAAACGATTTAAAATTGCTTGGCGTTGAGTTGCTTTTGCTTGTGCTTCGGCAAGTTCATCTGCTTTAAGTTGTTTAATAGCAGTATCTATCTCTTTTTGTGTAGGTGCTTCACCATTTAGCACATCCCATTTAATTGTTGAGTAATCATCATCTGTAAATGAAAACTCTGAATTAGGTTTTAACTTGTTAATTGCTTTTGCTAAATCATTGCTCATTATGCACCTATTTCTAATAATTGAATTGTGCTGGTGTTATTAACACTGCCTTGCCAATAAATAGCACCACTATTTGCAGTAGTTTCAGCCGCCGATTGTATTTTGTAAGTTAATGCGCTAGTTGATGCAGGGCTGTCTAAATAAGTTTGTGCATATGTTTGCCTGCTATTTAACTCAAAAGTGCCAGCCGCTACAAATGTGTTGATAGTTCCAAAATCTTTAAGTGATGAACCATTTTTTACTATTTGCACTTTACACGATTGTTGATTACCTGACACACTTCCACGATACATTTGGAATAGTCCAGTTACTAAAATCAAAATTTTACTTGTGTTTAAGGTTGGCGTAATGGTTGCAGTAATTCCAGTATCAGTATAACTTGTGCTGGCAATAGTTACTGCTGTTGAGGTTTCTGCATTTACTACCTGCAAAACTTTACCGCCGCCACCTGCCGCAGCACCAGCACCCTTGACAAAAATAGATGCGGATGCACTAGTAAAATATAAAGTTCCGCCTTCCCATTGGGCTAATGCTAAACTTGATGCTGTTGTAACAGTTGCAGTGCCGGCAGTAATAGTTGTAACGCCTGTATTTAAGTTCTGTATAAAAAGAGTATCACCGGCAGAAAACAAACTTGTATTGACCGTGATTGTTGTTGCGCTTGTACTGGACATTGTAATTCTAGTGCCTTTATCTGCGGCCACTAAAGTGTATGAAGCGGTTTTAGCATTAACAGTTTGATTGTAATCATTAGCCTGTAATGCATTAACCTGAGCGGCTGTAAGAACCTGCCCTACACTAAATGATTGAATTGCCATTTATCTATACTCCCTAATAAGCCAAAGAATCTTCATCTAAAATTCCATCAATGGTAGAGTCTAGCAAAAAACCTGACGCAAAAGGCTGAGCGCAAGTAAAGGTTACAAGAAAAGATTTTGGTGTTATTTGATAGGTAAGGCCTGCAATTACGCTATCTGTAACCACATTGCCTGCCGGTAATGTCTGAGTAACCTGGATTGGATCAAACACATCTAAATTCAAAGCGGCCACTACCCGGCTTGGATCGTTTTCACCATAGGCATCAACTGTTAATGAATTAAGTTGGATGTCCACACCTTGTTCTTTTCGGGATGCAATGATCATTTGTGCTTGATTCAACGCATCTGCCTGTGTCTGCATGATGCCTGATCTAACCCGGCTATGTTGAAAATAATCATCAATACTGGCCGTATCACTTGCGGTTGAACCACTTAACCCTGTTGGCGTTACAGTTACTTTGTTAATCATTTGATAATCTGAAATATCAAATTCAACTGCCTGATAGGTAACATCACCTGATCCGGGTACATCACTAAACTCAGTTAATGTGCCACCTGATGCAACTATAATGTCATTGCGTGATAAAAATTTTGCGTAACCGCGTTGATCCATATAGAACGCGCCCAAGTCTGTACCTTCCACCACCTGACACGCACCTAATAATGATCTTGATGATCCATCATCTACCTGAACTTTTGTAGTTGCAGTAGTTGAAATATCACGCATACCGCCTGGCCAATCACCTGAATCCAACAAACTTGTAATTCTTTGGGCTGTTGTTTGTCCGGCAGTGCCACCGCTAACGGATGTAATAGTTGTTAGGTTAAGTAACTGGAATCCATCTACGCAAGATAAGGTTACATAGGCTGGATCAAATCCAGTGGGGCTTTGGTAATTCCATTCCTGTACATACATAGAACCTAAGTTATATGTTGTGCCTAAATATTCTGCCGTAAAGCGAATCTTACGCATAGGTTTAATCTTGCCGTATAAACTAGAACCGGTATTGGCTGGATTAAATTGACCTGTTTCATCCACAAATGTAATGCGTGCAGTACCACCTGTAAATGAATCTGATGATCTATTAAAAGCACGGCGAATATAACATTGAGTTACCAAAGATGTTATATCTACTGTATCGGCGGCGGCAGTACCTAATACCGCTACATCTAATGGTGTTGCAGGATCATCAAGCACAAGGCTGGGATCAAAGGAAGCACCGCCGGAAAAATCAATTTCGGCCTTAAATATTGCGGCTGGCATTATCTTCCTAAATTAGTTAATTGAGTTACTGCACCTGATCTGTTTAAGTTATACAAAGCATCCTGAATTACAGATTGTAATTGGCCTTCTGATATAACCGATCCGGCTACATTTACATTTATAGTAGTACCCATGCTACCCATTTTATCTAATGGTACAACCGCTTCTGCACCGGCTTCACCAATCATTGCAAGAGTAGGTTTAGTAACAATTCCACCTTCTGCCATGCGTGGTATTTCAAGCAAAGATTGATAATAGGCCACAGCCTGAGCGGACAATCTACCACTTGCCGCCGCACCTGAACCTGTTGGATCACTTGCACCAAGTTCTTTGCGTAAATCTTTTCTAACCTGTTCTCCATAAGCAATTGGGTCAGCCCCAGTTAAAATTGCTTGTTGTATGCCAGTGCCAAAACTACTAATATCTTTACTAACCTCTGGTACAGGAAATTTTTTCTTACTTAATTCATCTAGCAATGCCAACATCTTGCGTAGTTCATCATTAGCGGAAAACAATGTGCGTAAATAAATAAGAACTTCTGTGGTTGTAATTCCCCATTTTTTAGCCAACATTTCAACTTCACCAGTTGTGATTTGACCATCCTCAATAACCTTTAATACATCTGCGTATCTTGCGGCTTCATCTACGGCAGACTTAGTACCATCTGCCAACTTTTGTAATATCTTTACACGCAATTCATCTTCGGCAGACAACTTACGACTCAATGCGGCTTGTAGATTGATGCGATCAATATCAAACATAGCCGACAATTCAGCCTTCTTTTTCTCCAAAGCCGCTTGCGCACTTTTTTCTTTAGTTAATGATTTTTCTCTAGCCAAAATATCTTTTTGTATTTTTTGTAATATTTGTTCAGTACTAAGTTCTTTTTTGCCATAAAGTCTTTGTTGTTCCAAGGCATCAATAGTTATTTGAGATAAGCCAATATAACCACGCTCTTGTAAAATTCTTTTCTCTCTTAATTTAATACCTTCTTGTTCAATCTTTTGTAAAGTATTGCCAGCGTAAGTGGCTTCACCAGTAATACCTTCTAATGCAACTTTGAAAAAATCTAAATATGCGCCTAATCCTTTTTTCTCAAATGTACCGGCAGTACCAACCATAATATCCGCAAATTGAGTAGCAACTTTTTGTAATTTAAATCCAAATACATCCAATTGATCTGAACCAGTTGCCAATAAAGATACAGAAGTTAATAAGCCTTGCCCTAATGTTTCAGTGGCTTCGCCAGCACTAATTCTAAATGACGTTAATTGACCGGCTAAAGTTTTGGTTTGTGCTTCGGCTGATCCGCCGTATTTGTCTAAATTTTGCATTAACTCTACAAAGCCCATTGCTTTGGCTTCGGCGGCAGTAAAGCCAACGCCTAATTTACCGATTGCAGTATATTGACCCACTGCGGCTTTGTTTATAGCATTTAAAACGCTATCCAAATCTTGCCCTGTACCGGCAGAAATATCTAAGGCTTTACTAAGCAAATATTGTGAAGATTGTAAATCTCCTGTTTGTGCAATTAGCCTTTGTAATGAAGGAACTAATTGATCTTCAGTAACATTGGTTGCGCGTTGCAAATCTTCTATAAAATTTTTTACATCAGGTAGGGCAAATTCCTGGCCTATGCTTTTTAAAGTAAGTTGTAATTGTTTATCTAGTCTTTCCTGGGCTAAAGCGGCTTGAATAGAATTTTTAGTAAATATGGCTAAGCCTGCGGCGGCGGCTATTCCACCGGCTTTAGCAAAAGCCCTTAATCTAAATGATCCGGATGCAACTACTTTGTCAAAACCCTTTAATTCTTTTGTTGCACGCTCTAAGCCTTTTTTATCAAACTTAGTAAGGAAGTTAATTGCAACATATTGACTTAATGCCATGTTTAACCCCTAAATTTTTCGCCTAGATATTTTTTAAGCACACCGTATAGATTATCATTTACTTGCCCACCTAATTGTTGTGATGCCCTGTAAATCAATCTTTTTTCTTTATACGCACCTGAATTGGCAGTGCCTTGTAATTTGCCAATAAAAGATTCACTAGCATTAGTGTTACGACTAATACGCCTAGTTTTACTTCTTGATTTTGATGTGCCAAATCCTGCTAACTCATAAATTATACCTGGTACAGATTTGTTAATTACGGCTAATGCAGTTACAGAAAATGTAGTGCCTTTAACTCTTTGAACTTTAGTTTTAGCCGCACTAACTCTTATGCCGCGTACAACTTCTGTTTGTGACCATTTCCAACGACTTCTTTTACTTTCGCCAAAAGTTCTACCCCTATGTACTTGATCATTAGCCCATCCCCATGCAGGTGGATATGATGGTTCAACATCACGCCATCCTGGAAATGGTGAGTACGGTACAAAACTTTGTGCCAATTTTGCTACTGGCTTTACAGCCTTAGTTAATTCTCTTCTAAATTCTTTGTGTAAATTAGGTTCTATCTTTTTCATAGTCGCCATTAGTTCATCTAAATTTTCAACATAGATGGAAGGCACTGCGGCTAATGATCTAGTACGCCCAGGTAATCCTGCATACTTAGGTTGCATTATTTCCGCCTAACTGTTGCCTTTTTGTTGTTGTAATAGCGTTCTTGCAAGATGGCTTTAATTGCTGAATAAATCGCTGGATCAACCTCTAATAAATCTTTAGGACTAATCCCGGTACTTACCGCCACAGATGCGATTTCGTAAATTTGGCCGTGGCGGTCTATCCATTTTTTGAATCATAAACCAAATCAATATCTGAATATTGATTGATATAATCATCACCAAAGGCTAGATCGGTTTTGCCGGCATCTTTTTCTAAACGCCAGGCGAACCACCACAAATCAGATTCCATTTGTAGTTCGCCTAATCTCTTACGCCAACCTGTTTTAAATTCGGCTTCAAAAGCCACCTTTGCAGACGGCGTAAGATCATAGGTTAATTTCTTACCATCCTTTTTAACAATTTCAATTTTGTGCATTGTCCCACCCTTTTCTTTTTACGCGCTAGTTGATTTTGTTAATGCAGTTACAGGAAGTGAGATAGAAACGCTTGATACTGCATCCACAGCACCGTTAATCGGCATCCAGGATGAAATCAAACATGACATTGTGTAACTAGGATTGGTTGCAGATACAGTACCGGATACTGGAATTAACTTAATGTTAAGTTTTGTACCTAGTGCATCTTCAAACAATGAGTTCACAGATGATGAAGCAAAATCATTGTAGAGTTCTAGATTAAGCGTTGGTCGCTCAATTCCACCAATCATGTTCTGAACGGAATCGTTCATTGCAGTGATTTCTACTTGATCAATTTCTCTTGCAAGGCTGACGGTGCTGACAAAACTAGTAATCGTAGTTGTACCAGCGACAACGGCAACTTTATTACCCATGAATATGGCCATATTTTCCTTTCGTACTAACCTATCAATTCTACTGAATATTGATAACTTAGGTAATCAATATTAGCGGAAGTTATTGTGCCAGGTGATGCCGACACAACTCTTAGTGT